CGGCAGCTTCTCCCCCAAGGGAGAAGCCAGAGGTTTTTTCACCTCGTCAAGCTGTGGGCCCCGGTGCCGCTGGCGTTCCACCAGGCACCGGCCTCCACATGATGCACCCGTCCGCACAGGCGCAGCGGCAGCACATAGGCCACAACCGCCAGCCCCGCCACAGCAGCGGGCACAAAGCCGGGCCAATCGGCCCAGGCCACGCCCGGCCCCTCGCCCAAAAGCACCCGGTCGCCGGGGTCCAGCGTGTAGTCCGCGCCGTACTGCCCCGCCGCTTCGGGGATTACCAGCAGCAGCGCCGTGCCTTGCTTTGTCCCGGCAGCATCGGGCTTTTCGCGCCGGCCCTGCTGCCAGCTCACGCCCCGCAGCACCCGGCGGCAAACGGTCTGCGCCGCCGGATCCGGGTGGTAGAGCGTCACGGTCTCGCCGCAGAGCCGGTTTTTACGCATGGGGCAGCCACCGTCCGATCTCGTAGTAATAGCCCGCTTCGTGACGGTAGTGGCCCGCCCGCAGGGCCAGCGTGGCGGCGCACAGCTGGGGCGGTGCGGTGTAGGTCTCGCTCACGCTGCCCACACTGACCTTCGCCAGGCCCCGGGCCTCGTCCTCCTGCGCGAACTCATACATTGCATCCGCGATGCTGCACACCGCCATGGCGTAGGCCGTGTCCGGCTCGATGCCCTTGCATGGGGCCATGGGGTAGATGTTCTGCATCCGGGTCAGTTCTTCCGCCGCACGGCGGGCAAACCGCGGGAAGGCAGCCTCAGGGATATCCTCGCCCAGGTATTTCTCGATGTAATAGGTGTAATCCGGCACGCTCTCGCCCCCTTACGCCTTGAACTTTGCCAGCACCACCTTGGCCTCGTTGGAAAGCACGGCAACGTAAAATTCGTCCGCTGTGATCTCGGTGGTGCGGATCTTGGGTTTGCGCTCGGTTTCCACATTCACCGCGCGCTTGCGGTAAATGGTCAGAGCGGGCACCTCGTCCTCGTTGTCGTGGTCGGCTTCCAGCTTGATGATAGGGCAGGCATAGCACTTGGTTTTGCCGGAGCCAACCTCCACCAGCGGCACCTTTTTGCTGGGCACCACACGGCAGCCCGCAATGGAGCCGATCTCGCCGGACATCCGCACATTGGCGGGGTACTTGTCCGTGCTGGTGAATTCGGCGTCCTTTCGCAGCTGGGTCACCTGTTTAGGGTGAACAAAGATTACCTTTTCGGTGGCCTGCTCTTCCTGCAGGGCGTCCACCGCATCCACAACGCCCGCATAGCTGATAATGCCCGCCGAGCCGTCATAGGTCAGGGTAGCGGTCTGCAGCACATCCATGCAGTCGTTATCGATCTTGGCGGCAATGGCCATGGCCAGCTGGGTGTTGGCCTCCCCCACCGGGTTGCCGTAGCCGGAAAGCACCGCTTCATCGGTCAGGCCAATGCCCTTCATGGCCTTTTTCACGGTGGCTTTGCGGGTGGATGTCGTCATCTTTTCAATGGTCACAGCCTCGCCCTCGGCCACAATGTCGGCATCGCCGATGTAGGCATAGGCGGGCACCGTGATGGTATCGCCGGGGACACCGGCCAGGGTATCATCCACCTTGGCAAAGGGTGCCACGCGCAGCTTTTTGGGGATTCGGGCGGACACCATGTCCCCCATCACTTCCGGGTCGATCAAATCAGCAATTTTGGTATAAGTATCTGCCATAGAATTTCTCCTTTAATCAATCAATTTTTGCGGGTCTATTTGACCCGTTCAGCTTATCGAAAAGTTCAAATTTTGCCTTTTTGCCTTGTAGAGCATGCAGGCGCACACTGCGCCCCTACGAATCACTTTTCAACGGTCTGCGGCAAGTCTATTCGTCCCGCTTACTTTTCCCGCAGGCGGCGGTAGGTATCGGGGTCGCTGTGCTTTAAGGCAAGGCGCTCCCGGTAGCTCATGCAGGCAAATTCCGCTTCACGGTTCAGCAGCGGGGCACTGCCGGTTCCGGCGGCATAGGGTGCGGGCTGCACCGGCTGTGCGGCGGGGGTTGTCGATTTATGCTCCAATCTGGGTTTCTCCTTTCTTTTCTTCGTTGTTTGCGGGGGCCGCTTGTGCTGCCTGCGGCATCAGCTCCTTACGGATCTTTGCCAGCTGGGCGGCATCGGCATGGGGCAGGTCAAAGTACCAGGCAAGGGCCAGTTCCGGCCGCAGCAGGCCGGATGTTACCATGCTCATGTACTCGTTCCAGGTGCGGGTGCGGTCAAACAGCACGCCATCGCCC